GTCCGGGGAGAGGGACCCCAGACAACGACGCCCTTGTGCGTCTCTGGTGGCCCGCGTCCGGTACAAGGCCCGGATGCGGCTTTCGGCGGGTGCCCCCGCGCCCCTATATGGTTTGTCAGGTACGACTCGCGGATTACGCTCCGCGCAGCGAATCGCTCAGCGCGCTAGTGGCGCGCGGTGTCTCACATGAACGTCATCGCGTCGCGCCTTTTCATGAGTGCCCCGGCCCTGTCAAGCTTTTTCGCTGAGCACGCCGTCCGCGTAGAGCGCGCCGCTCCGCTTCGGTCCCGCGCACCGTCCGACATGCGTCTGCATCCGTGCCCGCCCCAACCAGCGCCCGCACTTCGGACACGCGCCGGAGGGGGTGTAGTCCCTCACGCGGCGCGCTCCTCCATCTCCCGGTACTCGCCTTCCAGGCGGTTCGGCGACGACGGCCCCTGCATTGGTGTCGTGGAGGGCGGCCCACCGGGGCGCGGGCCGGGCGGCGCGAGGAAGCCCGCCGACGCGCTCGTGCCCTGCCGGGCGGCGATGAGCGCCTGCTGCTGCTGGCCGGTCACGAAGTCATGCACGGCCGCGTGCAACTCGATGAGGGCCTGCACCAGCGGCGGCAGCGACAGGAACCGCTCGGAGCGGGCCAGATTGCGGATCTCCCGCGCGTGGACCGCGTGGTCGTCCAGCGCGGCGTGGACTTCGGGGATGACAAGGCCGAGCCCGCCGAGGAACTTCACCGCCCCCTGCTGCGCGATCAGCGGGTTGGCCGCCATCGCCACGGCGTTCTTGAACTCCAGCACCACCTCGGGGCCGATCATCGCCAGCGCCGGGTCGGCCGCCAGCGCCTCGAACGCCTCGTTCTCCATGATGGCGCGCTTGGCCGCCTTCTCCATGTTCGGGGAAAACTTGCCGAGCATCCCGTACTCCTCGAGGACGGCCAGCCGATCCTCGGGATTGCCCGCCGGGTTGATGACACCCATGGCCGCCAACTGCTCGATGGTCGCCCGCTCCGTCATCGTGGAGCGCGGCATCGACATGCCCGCCTCCGGCACCACGTTGATCCGCCCCGTGAGGTCGGCCCCGAGGAACTTCTGCACTTCCCAGAGGCCGTCGCGCCCCTTGATTTGCAGCACGCGCTCCTCGGTGGCGAACTGGCGGAAGATTTCGAGCGCCTGCTTCGCCCACTGCGCCCAGGCGTGGTGCCAGAGTTGGAACATCGGCCCGAAGCGCGACTCGCCGCGCTCTTTGAGGATCTGGAGGGCGATGCCCGCCGAAATGCCCTCGGGTCGGCCGCCGCTCAGCACTTCGAAGATCGCCGTCAGCTCCTGAATTTCCTTGTCGATGCGCGCGATGTTCTCGATCCACGACGGCGTGATGTTCATGCCGGGGATGCGCTCCGGCTTCTGCCCGGTCATCGCGTTGTAGTGCATCATCTGGCCGGGCTCGCCCGTGGGATTGGTGATGTTGCAGCCCTGCGGGATCAGCCACACCGGATTGGCGACGCGCTGGCCCGCCATGATGACCAGCGACTCCCAGAGGTTGCGCTGCGCGTTCTTCGGCCGCACGTCGTTCGCCACCGTGCGCGGCCACGCGGAGCCCGGCACCAGTTCCTGCGGGAAGAACACGAACGGCAGGAACGGCTCGCGCTGGCCGCCGTCGCCGAGTGACGCATACGGCAGCGGCCCCGCATGCACACACAACTCGAAATTCCGGCCTACAAAGATCGCCAGCAGCCCTTCGGGGTAGTCCTCCGTCGGCAGCTCCCAGAACCACGTCTCGGTGACACGCGAATTGCCGGGCGTCGTCGCGCCCTGCCACATCACCCGCGCGCTGCCGATCTGGAGATCGCCGAGGGCGGGCGTCAGCGTGGCGAGACTGTCCTGCGAGAGCGAGCCGTTCGTCGGCAACGAATCCGCCGTGATGCGCTCTGCATGGTCCTTCCATCGCGCCTTGGCGTCGTCCTCGTCCAGCGTGCTCTGGCGGATGAGCGCCCGGTGCTTCGTCGGATCGCCGACGAACGGGTCGAAGATCATCTCGAACAGCGAGCGCACTTCCACGAACAGGCGCCCACGTGCCTGCGGCGCGCTGATGTCCGGCGCCTCCACGGTCTCGCCGCCGCACTCGGGCTGCTGACAGATGGGCTCGCGCGCCATCGGCTGCGTCGAGCCGCACAGCGTGCAGACCTCCATCGGCAGGTTGACCACCCCGTGCGTCATGGAGGCGTCCCAGCCGGTCTCGAGCCACGCGCCGCCCGTCATGCCCACCCATTCGGCGAGGAGCTGGCGGATGAGCGTGATCTGCACCTCCTCCTGCACCGCGTCGATGGCGCGCGTCGCCACGTCGGCCGTCGCGCGGTCTTCCGGCTCGTCGGTGGCGGGCCGGAACGTCAGCGCGGGCTCGAAGCGCGCCAGCATCGACGTAAACGTCTTCATCACCGCCGCGTAGACGTTGGTGACGGGCATCGGCGTGCCCTTCTTGACGACGGACGGCCGCCAATCCCCGTAGGCGTTGCCCACGGGCCGGATCCAGTGATGGCCCTGGCGGAATAGGATGTTGCCCTTGGCGGCCTGAAGGAAACCAGCGCGCGTGGGGCCGGTCCATGCTTTGTGCTTGCGCTGCACGCGCTCGCGGATGGCCTCGTGGTTCGTGTACGGGCTGGCGGGCTCGGTCATCATGGGGCGGCTCCTACGGCACGCCCTCTACGCGCCAGTTCTGCATCACGTTCCCACTGCTGCATGAGCGCGTCGCGCTCCTCGTCGGACACGCCGCACTCGTCCTGGAGCCACGCGCGCCAGAAGCGCCCGGCCTGCGGCGTATAGGTGCTCGCGTAGCGCGGCTCGGTCTCCACGTAGCCGATCACCGGGCCGAGCACGACGGGCTCGCCGTTGAGTTCCGGCTGATGCGGTGGCTCCTCGCCGAGCGCGGGGGCGCACCCTTCGCAGTACGGCTGCATCGCGCCGTCCGCCCCGAACACGTAGTGCCGCGCGATCACGTGCGTGGGGTCCGGCCACAGATAGACGACGTTTCCCCACTTCGCGTGCCGCGTGTGACGCCAGAGGAAGCCGCGACACTTCGCGCAGTGGCGACCGTCCTTGATCCAGCGCGCGCCCTCCGCCGTGACGACGTGGTTGCGCGCGCACCCCACGCACCGCGCGCGCTCCTCCGGCACGCCGCCGCGATTCGGCTCCAGCCAGACTTCGGCGGCTTGCTGACAGTACGGACAGGTCATCCGTGGCCCGCCTGCGTGAACTCCGCGCTCTGGAGCAGCCGCTGCACGTCCTCGGCGATCTCCGTCGCGGGCTGTTCGGGCGGCGGCGCCGGAAGCGCGGTGGTCACGGGCTCACCGAGGGCGCGCGAGAGCATCCGGTCGTACATCCGATCCGCGCGCGCCTTCTCATAGCGCAACTCCGCGCGCAGCCATCGGATTTCCGCCTCGTAATGCTCGATCTGTCGTCGCGCCAGCCAGTTCCACATGCTCAGTACCCCGCCGTCGCCCAGAGTTCGTCGTGCCCTGCCCCCACCGCCATCGCCAACCGCTCCTCCTCGATGCGCGCGATTTCCCGCTCTCGCACGAGGGCCACCCGAAGGGAGGCGCCGTCCAGCGCCGGCAACCCGCGCTCCGCCCGCTGCGCCTGAATCCGGCGCTCGAACGACATGCGCTCTGCCAACTCAGGGTCGCTGATCTGCGGTGTCTCGGCGGGCGCGTTCGGGCGGATGCGGAGCTGGAGGCAGTCGGCGAGCGCGTCCAGCATGTCGTCGTGCGTCGATTCCTTCGTGAGCCGGAAGCGGGCCGCTTCCTCCAGAAAGTCCTCGAGGGCCGGGAGATCGTCCGCGAGGATGATCTGCCCGGCGCTCCACAACGGCTCCAGCACGCGAATGCGCGTGTTCTTCGTCACCTTCGTGTCGCGCTCGAGCTTCACGAGCGGCAGATAGCGTCCACGCTTCTCCGCTTCGCGCTGGAACAGGTGGAAAAACATCTTCTGGAAGCCGATGGCCTCGAGGCCGATGGCGCGCGTCTGCGGATAACGCGCGTGGACGTTGTAGACCTCCTCGAGCACGCGCGATTCCGGCCACCGGCCGCGATTGAGGTGATAGACGAACATGCGGTTTTCGTGATCGAAGCCGACGACGGCGTGCGCGGTGTAGTCCGCCCAGCCCTTCTGCGAGATCGCGGGGTCCAGCGTGGCGACCATCCACAGTGAGTCGGGGTCCGGCATCTTGGCGCGCGGCCAGATGACCGCCCGCGAGCGCGGAAACACCGCCGTGTCTTCGTCCACCGGGTCCAGCAGGTATTGCGCGGCAAAGCGCGAGGCGCCGATTTCCGCGCGCAACTTCAGGAGCGACTGGATCGTGAACCGCTCGGGGAACACCGGCCAGACCTTGCCGTGGCCGGGCACCTCCACGCCGTCGGGGTGCGGTTCCCACGCCGGCCGACGGAACACGTCTTGGCCGGGCGAGCGCGTGACGTTCTTCTGGAGCCATGAACTGAGGTCGTCCGCGTCCCACGGCGTGCACACGATGTCCTGCCACGCCGCTTCGGGCGTCGGCTGATCCACGAGCGACTGGGCTGCCTGGAACCACTGGATGACCTTCTGGCGCTCCTCGCGCGTCTGCGAGTTCTCGAGGCCCACCAAGTCATCGAACGTGCCGACCTCGTAGTGCTTCGAGGTCAACTCACCCTCGACGCCGTTCGTCTCGATGGTCGCTTCCTTCGATTTGCGCGTGCGCTTGACGGTGATCTGGCCCGTCGTCCACCGTTCGGCGTTCTTGTCGGGATCGCGCACGAGGATGTCGGGGAAGGCCCAGAGCAGCTTGTCGTTGTTGGCGAGGTGGCCTTTGATTTCCGTCAGCATCGCCTCGGCGTTCTGCGCTTTGTTGGACGCGATGAGGATGCGGACGTTCGGATCGTTCAGGATGCGCTGGATGTTCTTGGCGATGGTGAGGCCGCTGGTTTTGAAGTGTCCCCGGGCCACCATGTGGAGCTTCTTGCGGGCGGGCTGGGTCTGCGACCACAGGAGGAGGTTCTTGTGGAAGCCGTCCGTCATGTCGGTGTAGCCGAGGACTTCTTTGGCGAGGCGGTAGAGGTTGCGCTGGCACAGGGCGCGGAAGAAATCGCGCTGCTC